GCCCTGACTTATCCTCTAGGGTCGAGAACTTTATCTTTTTACCATTCAGTGCAGGAAATTCGTTAATCAGCTCCATGAGCGCCGTGCTGATTATCTCCGAGCCCTGAACATCTATTGGTCTTTGTGCCATTATGCACCACCCTTTATTATTCTGTCACATTCCGCCACCCATGCAGGGAGGTCTTTGTCTTTTGCGGGTTGAAACCACTCTGCCTGAGCCGTAGGCTGTGAATAGTTCAGCCGCCTTTCCGTAGGTACAAGAGTTGCACCTTTGCGGAAACGTAAACCGATCTCTACGCCGTTACGGTCATGTATCAGTGCCGGGCCTTTGCCTGTCACCGAATCGACCATTACCCGACCGCCGTACTGATATCTACCATACGGACCCGGGAACACAACTTTACGTCCGCCATCGTCAACGTAGGAGCGTTGCTGCAGGCTTCCGGTAAGCAGCGGCATAAACACCTTACTGCTCACGAGAACCGCTTCACCGAGCCGCTGTTGAGCTCTGGCGAACCTTTCAGGATATGCGGAGAGATCAACGTTGATATCGACCTGCACCATGCCTTTGACGAACGCCGCCTTACCTGAGATAGTCCAGTTAGGCATTTACCTCACTCCTATCTCAAAATGCGGTATGAGCTCGTAGTAAACAGCTGTAGCTATCTGGTGCACGCCATCTCGTGTGCTGTTGATATCATCATAAAATCCAGTCTCATAGTCATCATCGTATATAGGCTCTGTGCTTTCGTACTCACCTATCAGAATGAAGTCCGTCTGAGGTTGGAATGTTATGACGGATTCCACACCGTCCGCGAGAGCTTCATACGCTTTCGGGCTCACATACGGCAGCACCGAATTGTCTGCCGCTATGATCTTGCTTGCATTGGTCTGTATCAGCACCGTGCCCATGTCGGAGTTAGTATTGCCGCTCTGGGCTGTGGCTGTTGCTCCGTCTGATATTCCAACGGCATCTACCCCATGCAGTACGTGTGGATAGTAATAACCATCCTTGAAGTTGAATACCGTGATAGTATCTCCGAACATATCAGTCCACCCCCGCATACAGCAGATTAACGCCGTTGGCATCGGGCACATTGGCAAGGTAGGTCTCCACGATGTATCGTGTGTAGCTATCCTGCGCCGCTGTGTTGCTTGCAGCCGCTGAATAGATCGAAGCTGTGCCGCCTGTTGCATATGATACCGATTCTTTGCCGCTGCTTATCGAAGCTATTGCCCCGGTTACCCTGCCGTCAGAATTGGTACTTGCTGCTCCCGCTCTGCGCTGTGTATCGATGTAGCAGAGGGCATCGGCAACAGCACACACAGCTTTCTTTACTCTGATAGCATCTGCTTCCACCTCTGGGAAAGCCGTTTCAAGCCTGCGGAATGTGATAGTATCAACATAGTCCGAAGCTCGGTCAAGCCACTTGTTAGCGTTAGCAGCTGTCAGCGCATCGCCGAGATATGTGTCGGTGTAAAAGCTATAATCTGCGTACATTGCCTTTGCCCTCCTTCATCACTTTTTCTTGGACTTGTCCTCAACTGCTTCTGCAGCAGTATCAGGTGCTGTGGTCTCGGCAGGAGCTGCGGTCTTAGCAGCCTTGCCGGGCTTGTACACCTCATACATGGGGCTCTCGTTATAAAGCCCCTCTACATACTTATTCGCGGGTTTGAGGATAGTACCTGTTCTCTTGTTAATGAAAAGCATCGTTAGCCCTCCTTATTCTGTTGATGTTATAGGTGCCTGCATCGTGAGATATACTGTGCGGGTAGGTGGCGTTGCAGGCGGTACATATTCAACATATACATCGGGCTGTTTCAGCCATTCTGCTATAACGAACTCGTTGGTCGATTCAACGACCGCGCCTGTTAAGAGGTTAAGAAATGTCATGGTACCCGCTCCTTATCTTAGTTGCCTTCGCTAGGCTGTGTGAAGTCTGCGCCGAAGATCAGGTCAGGGGTTACTGCCTTAGTACCGTAGTGGTAGAACAGCTCAACGCCGACAGCTTCGGAGAGAGGTATCTTCTCAGCTACGTACTGCTCCATCATAACAGGCTGTGCTACTGCACCCTTTACCATGAGCAGGATATCGCAGCCGACAGGCAGTCTGGTGCTCGAGTTGGTCTCTACGCCATGCCATACGTAGAACTCTTCGACACCTGTGTCCACGTTGCTTCTCTCGCACTTGTCGAGGTGGTTTCTGATCTTGCCGTAGTACTCGGTAGAGAGAACAAGGCTCATCATATCACGAGGTACACCGTCAACGAAAGAGTTGTGTGTATTCTCGCATTCCTGGATGATCTTTTCGAGGATATCAGCAACATCTGTCAGACCGTACACGTTTACTGCGGTAGCGTTGGTGTTAGCTTCTGCGAAGAAAGCTCTGTCGAGGGCTGTTGCTACGGTCAGAACGTGGTTGTTAGCACGTCTGTCAAGTACGTTATCAACAGAGTACAGTCTAACGTCCTTAGCTTCCAGTTCCTCTACGATCTCCTTGTCCTGGTCGATAGCAACAGTAACAGGCTTTGCCTTAACTGCTGCGCCCTTGCCTGCGGTTCTTGCGGAACCATAGCTTGCGGAGGTAGCGTTGGTGAAACGTCTGCACTCTACGGTACCCGAAACAGGGTCGCCGCTCAGCTCCTGGTTCTTGATCTTGTAGGACAGAGTGTTCTTCTGAATGTTCTCGATAACTACGCCGCTGAGCTCAGCCAGGTAGTCATTGGCTGCGGGAGAACTGCCGTCGATAAGAATGTTAAGAGATTCAATTTTCATACTATATCCGTTCCTTTCAGTTTGGTATTACCAAACCTTGGGGATTTCCTTTTTCGTGTCGTCCTGCGGTTTAGTCTGTCCGAGGGGAGCAACAAAAGAGGGTGCATCTCCTTCGAGTTTGGTCTGTTTTTCGGCTGCTGCCTTTTCATCTGCTGTCTGATACAGTGATGCGTCCTTAGCCTTTGCCGCTTTCATGAAGTCGTCAAAACCAAAGAAAGAATTATCTTTCCAGGTCAGACCACTGTCTGCTGACATGAGCTCCGATGTAAGAGCGGTTCTTGCATAGGGTGATGTAACACCGTATTCATCAAGCTTCTTTGATATCCAGTCTTTCTGATCGCGGGCAGTTATCTGTGCTTTGAAACTGTTCTCTGCATCTTCTGCCTGCTTCTTGTACTTCTGGATTTCTGCCTGCATTGTCTCGGGTGTGTTGTCCCCGAACTTTGCAAGGGTGTCATTTGCCGCATTGAGCTGTGTGCTCAGGTTGTCCCTCTCTGCTGTAATGTCGCTGTTGCTCTTAGTGAGCTCGGCGTTAGTCTGCTGTAATGCAGCTATGTCCTTACCGTGCAGAGCGAATACGCTTTTAACCTGTTCATCTGTCAGTCCAAGTGCTGTTAATTCTTCCGTTTTCATGCGGAATACCTCCTTGTAATATCGTTAGGCGTTTTAGGTCGTTGCCATGACCTGATATCTGCTATGTTAAGGCTCATAGCTGCCAATAGTAGACCGAAGAGGAATCGAACCTCTAACCTCTGACTTATAAGGTCAGTGCTCTAACCAATTGAGCTATCAGTCCGTATCACCTACTCAGGCGCTCTGTGAGCGCCCTTTTGGTGTGGAGGTGGGGGATATTCATGCGCCTGCGCCCTAGTTGGGTGTAGAGGGGTTTCTAGTTCGCATAAGGCGTGTGTATTTAGCGTTTTCAAGTCGGTCATACTGCTTTTTCAGGTTGTTGGTCTTGCAGAAGTCGTTGTATGCTTTCATGTGCTTCTTCAAGAGGTTGACCGCTTTGTCATAATCGGCTTGATACTTCTCACGTTCACTTGCAGGACAGCTCCTGAGTGCTTCGTCCCTGCCTACTACGTTCTCTTTGTCGCGCCTGATCTTGCGCTCCATAGCTCTCTGCTTCTGAGAGAGATCGTAAGCCTTTTGGTTCTCTTCGGTGTCGAAC